GCGCCAGTTTTGCAAGGCTGCTTTTTTTTCTTCGCTCTTGGTGGCTTCTAATATGGTTGTTACTGAATGTAACTTTTTGCCGTCGGGTGTGGCATATAGTCTGCGGCCATCAATTGTTTCTCGTGGAATAGGTTGATAATCAAATTTGGGATTGTACAATATTAAACTCTAAAACTTTCTCCGCAACCACAGCGGTCTCGTTCATTGGGGTTAGTGAATTCAAAACCTTCGTTGAGGCCCTGGCGTACATAGTCCACAGCCATGCCACGTAGATACACATCATGTTTTTTGTCAACCAACACACAAAAATCATTTTGTGCATAGTTTATGGTGGTGTCATCAGGAGTGTATTCTTTAACATATTCCAACACGTAGGCCAGGCCCGAACAACCTGTGGTTTTCACTGCCAGTCGTATGCCGGCGTAGCCTTTGGCCTGCGTTAGTTTTTGTATTTTTGCTCGAGCTGTTTCAGACAACTGAATCATGTTTTTTACGGTAGTCTTCTACTGCGGCCTTTATAGCATCTTCAGCAAGAATAGAACAGTGAATCTTGACTGGTGGCAGTGCGAGTTCTTGAGCAATCTCTGAATTTTTAAGAGCTGCGGCCTCGTCAAGTGTTCGTCCTTTAACCCACTCGGTAACAAGAGAGGATGAGGCAATTGCACTGCCGCATCCGTATGTTTTGAATCTGGCATCAGTTATTATTCCATCTTCAACTTTGATTTGCAACTTCATCACGTCGCCACAGGCAGGTGCGCCAACCATACCGGTGCCTACGTCAGTGTCTTCTTTTGGAAAACTGCCAACGTTTCTGGGGTTTTCATAGTGATCAACTACTTTGCTGGAATAGGCCATGTGATGTCTCCTTGCTATATTATAGCGTATTTACTGATTGCTGTCAACAATAATAGGTTACTTGTTCATTCCGCGTTGCATGGCGGATTTGGCCGAGGCGGCCACAATGTCTTGCGCTTTGTTCACAGGCATTTGAGTTGGGCCAGTGCTGGCACCTTTGTACATGATCACTCCAGGATTGTTGGGATCAATTGGTTCCAGTACTGAGTCCAATGGCGGTTGACTGACCACGCTCACAATGTTTTGTTGATTTACTGGAAACCCCAGGCTACGTGCTGTAGATATAAATGCGTCGGTGCTGATTTGTTTTTGTGAATTTTCATCATTGGATCTGCCAGAAAGAAAATTCACTAGACCCAGTAGTTTGTTTGGGTCCAGTGAGCTTGAGCCTTCGACTTCGTCGATTCTCATTATCTACGTGCTCGACCCAGGGCAGCTCCTGCTGGTGCGGCCGCAGGTTCTTCAGCGCCCATTTCAGCACCTACGTCAGCACCTATGTCTGCGCCAACATCGGCACCCATTTCAGCGCCCATTTCAGCACCTGGCGCGGCAGGAGGTACGGTGCCAGGAACACCGCTGGCAGCCATACTGGTGTCAAGTGGTGCAGGTTGTCCTGTCACAACACCCAATGCTGTTTCCAACTGTTGTTTGGCACCTTGTAGATTCTGCACAAGACCTTGCAATGCACCAGTGACATCACTGTTGAATTGTGTGGCTTGTTCAATGCCAATTTGATTGCGAATACTGTCAACCAAGGCCGGAAGTTCTTTGAACTGCATCTCTGTGGTGTCTTCCAACATTGATTGCATTTTGTCTACCATGTCTTGTGCAGCCAACACTACCTGTGCTTGCTGAACTTCGGATTCTCTTAACACGCGATATGCATTGCGCAGTCGTGCTTCGGTTTTCATCAAGGCAGCACCGGCCACAAGTTTTTGCTCATCAGGATTCAATGACTGGCCTTTTGATGCCTTGGTCAAGGCTGCCTTGACAGCAGGATCCTTTGTGGCAGCAATGGTTGCGGCTGAATCAGCAGCAGTTTTTTGTTGTTGTTGTTGAGGTGTTGTACCAGCAGCTGGTGTGGTACCTGCTGGCGGCACCATGTCTTCGCTGATGCGACTGGCCAAGGCCTGTTCCATCATTACCAATTTTAAGTAAGCAGGATTGCGTTCGCTGGTGTGACGGGTTGTGCTACGTTGATGTTCAGCAATAACCCCGCGCACACGTTTTAGCATGGCCCGTGCTTCTTGAACTGTGAGTTTGTTCACAGGCATTTTGGTACCAAAGTAGCTTTCAAATACTCGAGCTGCTTGGCGGCTCTTTTTTGGCGTGGCCAGGTCGGTTAATTTCATTTGGCAAATCCTCTAAGTTGTAGATATTTAGCCAAATTTAAACATTTTTCAAGTTCTTGATTCAGCACAGTTAGGTTCTCAATTTTGGGTGCAAGTTTGGTGCGCACTATTTCACGAAACTCCAGGCGACTGCTGCGATCTGCTTGGCTTTGGCGGCAGTGTATATCAGCAGTGAGTGTTTGTTTTTTGCTGTCCAGCAACTGAATGTTCTGTGACAAATTGTATTTTTGCAAATGTTCTGCCACGCACCATAAAATAGCAATTTTTTTACTGCTGAATGTGCTGACTAAATCGTTGCTGTTGTGATACACAGAAAATCCTGCAGGTGCAGATCTCACATGATAACGTCCAAAAGCAATGTAACCGCCTTCTTCGTCGTCGATGATGAGTTCAGTGTACAAACGCTTGAGTTCGCGTTCGGCAAAACGTTCTAATTTTTGTTCGCGTGTCATATGGTTTTGATATAATGAGCAGTGAGCCATCCAATGATGCCCACCAGCACACCAATGATGCCCAAGCCCCAGCCAATGATCTGATCGTTGCGTTTTTCGCCCATGGTGCGAACTAGACCGCGCACGTCCGATACCATGCTTTTGACTTCGCCAATTTCTTTTTCCACTGTTTCTACTTTGAGCTCCAGCATGCGGTAACGCTCAGCACACAGTTCAACGTGTGCTTCAAGGCTTTTCTTTTCAATGTCAGTGGTGTCCATGGTCAGTCTCCAATGCTTTATTTATGGCGGTAAACCAGATATTTTGATTTGAGCCTTGAGCATGCAGTGTGGCCACAACAGCTTTGTCTTCGTCCAGGCCAGTGATCATGGGCACACTGTTGCAGTCATCCACCAGTTCCACCAGGTCATTGCCAAGCACTCCTTCGGCTTCTACTTCAAATTCAAAATGCCATCCATCTGGGTGTTTTGTTGGGTACACCACATTCATAGGTTGTGTGCGCAAACTTATGATTTGCAAAATACTTTCCCAGTTGCGCTGTTGGTTCCTGGCACAATTCCAATCATGTGTGGTGGCAATGTGCCTGCCTGTTTTTGTTGTGTAAGGCAACTGGGACTCACGAAAATATCCTGTGACACCGGTGTAGGTACAGTCAAACAGGGTTCGGCATAAAACTTTCATTCTATGAGTATTTACGGCCAAAAAGAAACCCCGGAGTTTTTACGTCCGGGGTTGATTGTGAACTAAACTGATTACAGGTTAGTGAAACTAGCAGTTGCGCTGACGTTGCCAGTTGGGATACCAATGTTCAAGCCGCCTGTGGCGTTGGCTGTTTGAGCAGCGGCAACCAAGGTAGCTGTGGTGTAAGCACCACTTGGATAGATAGCCAAGTTGATGGTACCAGCTGTAGCACCTGCTTGATAAAAAGCAATTGTGCCGGTCTGTTGAACTGCTTGCAACACATTGTTCAAGTAACCGTTGACGTTACCAGCATTGGTAAGTGCAGCGTTTGCTGTCAATGAGAAGAATTGCAGTTGTGGTCCAGACAACATCACTGGGCCTTGGGCCGCAACGTTAGCTGTACCTGCGATTGAACCGTTTGCAACATCCAGTGCAAATACTGGTTGTGTAGTTCCATTTACTTTTGTAAATTGTGCCATGATTTTTTCCTTTAGGTTAAGTGGTCTGGTTGGACCTGCTTTTATTTAGTCTTTTGGTAAAAATTATGCCTGTTGCGGATTGTTTTGAGCTGCATTTCTTGCCGTGAAGTCAAATCTGTTGACCGCCTTGGCATAGCCTGCATCAGTGGCCATGACCCAGCCTTCGTGACCAGGATCCTTCAGGTCCAGCTGGCGCAGGATGTCCAGCTTCAAATCATGCAACAGCAAGAACAAGGTAAATGCTGCCCCCAGCGCACCTGCATTGCTGGCAGGACTATTCAAGTACTCCACAATGTTGTTGAATTTTTTGGGAGTGACCTTGGTCTGCAGCCACTCTCCGAACCCGCCCAGGAGATTGTCAAAACTAGGATTAGGTTGTTTGATTCTGAAGTTGACATAGTCCACACACAACTTGGCCAGATCTGTGATTTGTTGTGCTCGCAGTTCAGCAGGATTAAACAAGGTGGCAATGGCACGACCATCTGGGCTGTTGGCCACAGATTTGATTTGCTTGATCAAGGCAGCATCAGGTACAATTTCCTTGCCACCAATGGGTTCAATCAGCA